TGCGGCGAAGCAAGGAATCCTTGCTCTGGCCTCTTGACTACTAGCGAACTTGTGGGGACCTCTTGCGTCTTGCCGTTCACCGAAATGCGGGCAACGTCGCCGTTGATGCTAAGCACTTCACCGGACTCCGTCTTGCCACCTTCCATGGCGCGTAAGACTTCAGCACCGACAACTAGGGGTAGCTCAGGCTCAGGCGCAGCTCCTTTGCGTGGGGTTACTGGGGCAAGGGCGTCAAACTTTTCTGGCTTGCGGGTAGGTAAAGCAACACGCGCCTTGTTTACGAGAACATACGGTGTGCCTGCGGCAACATTGCCTTGGGCCATGCCTAAGGTAGGCAGCACGGTTCTGCGTGTGATGTTCGTCTTGCTCAATGGCTGGAACGCCGTGGCCGCCAACGAAACCGTTGTCGAACCGTTAATGGGTTTGTCCAGTTTTAGACTAAAGGAACCATCGGTGTTGCGTTGCAGCACGCCTTGGAAAGCGCCTGCGTTCACGCGCTCACCGATGAGGTCCCCGACGATCAAGCCTTTCTCGGATGAGGTTTCGGTTTCGTCTTCGAGCTCGAACAGGGCTTGCCCGTCTTCGGTGAACTCAGTCAGCTCAGTATCTCTGCGCTGCTGGGTTTCCTCTTGCACGGCGATTTCAGCCTTCTTGCCCTCTCTGAGTGCGGCAACCTGCAACTCTACGTTACGCTCGAACACCGCTGCTGTTGCGGTGCTTCCGCTGTCACGCAAGGTTTGAGCAATGCGCTGTGAAGTATCGACGGCGGTCTGCAAGGCTTGCACGCGCTCCGAGAACTGCATAGGTGCAGCGAGCTCGGTGATGCCCTTGACTCCACCGCCCAATGCGCCACCGATAACAAAGGCGTGCCACAGTTGGTTTGCCGTTTCGATGAGCGAGGTATCCTTCTTGAGCGCAGCGTCTTCGATCTTGATTGAGATCGCAGTGTCGATCGCTTCTTCAACGCCTTCGTCGATCGCGCCCTTGTAAGCATTGCGCAGGTAGTTCTTGTAAGCGTCACCTAAGTTGTTGCGCAAGATCTTCTTGAACGCGGTATCCGTGATACCGACGCCGGAATTGTTTAGCGCCTCATGAACCAGCTTAGCCTGCTTGTAGGTAAGTTTGTCTAATGGAATAGCCCGCGCTCCTGCGGCCACTTCGTCCGTGGCCTGCAAAGGCCGGAACACTTTAGTGGCAAGATCTTCAGCGCCGCCCCTACCTAAGAAGCCCATGCCCACTGTGAGTGCAGCGGTGCTCAGGCCGGAAGCAATCGCGTAGCCCAAAGCATTGCGGTGCTTGTCCTCGTGGGACATCGTTTCCGGCAATTGGCTGTAGATGGATACGTAATTGCTTGTCGCGCCTTGATAGAATGTCGTAGCAAACAAAGGCAGTGACTCGTCTGCGATCTTAAGTGCGGGCCCTACTTTGTTGCCTAAGGTCTTAAGTGCCGTGCTCATCGTAGCCTCGCCACCGACTTTTGCGGAGGACTTAACAGCGGCAGCAGTCGCATCGTCTACGAGTGACAGCGCGTTCTTAGCGGCAGTGCCAACTACTTTACGTGCGCCTGCTTTGGCCACAGACTTGAGTCCTGTATACAAAGCGCCAGTCCCGATCGTAGTAATGATCTGTGAAGCAAGCTGGGGCACAGCGTCCCCAATCTGGAATACCAAACCAAACTCGTCGCCCATCAAGCGTGAGTATTCTCTGCGATCGTTGGCATCTTTGCCGATTGACTGCAACGCTTTGGTTGCCGTCTCAGAGCCGGACAGCACGGCTAGGCCCAAAGGCAATTCAGAAACAACACGTCCAATTGTATTGCTGAATTGTTGCAGGCGTTCAGTGAATCCACTGTAGTTGTCACCCTTAGCCGCGATCCAGTTCTCTACAAACTGTTCTTTGGTTTCCCCTCGGCCTTGGGAAACTGCGTATTCGGCGGCGGCCTCGTCATCGTTCTCCACGATAAGGCGCAAAGCATCAGGGGCGAGCTGGGTCAAGAAGTTGGCACGGTCGCGTTTAGCGCGTTCCTTTTGTTCATCATTCAGGTCAGCCGCTTGCACGGCTTGTTCGAAGAGCGCCTTGTTGGTCACCAAAGCAGGAGCGATAAGCAGGTTGCCGCGACTGTCTTGCCCGATACCGGATTCCGGTTTGTCGGCGCGGTAGGCGGGTCCGGCATTGCCTTGCACGATGTCCGCAGCGTAACGGCGAATGTCCTGTTCTGAGTAGCCTTTGTTGAGCAGGGCTTCGTTGTTGGCTAGCAACTCGACGATGTCCTTTTCCGGTTTCTGTTCGAAGAACTCAGACTTGTAGGCCTCACCACTAACTAAAGATTTGCCGTAGCGATATGTATCTTTGATGATCTCAAACGGAACATCGGCAACAAAGCCAGCAACGGTCAATGCTGCGTCCACTGCAAGCTCACCACCGCTCTTACCTTCAAGCTCTTGCCTACGGCGCAGGCGGGTAACGGTTTCGTCAAACGCTTCTTTGAGCGCAGGATCTTTATCGGTCAGGTCTTTAACGGCCCCTGCAAGGGTGCGTCCTTTAACCTCTTCCGCAACAGTGGCCTTGCCTCCGTTGATCGGGCTAATCAAAGTGCGAACTTCGTTCAGGTCACCGGCATCAATGACGCCTGTGGACAACAAGGAATCAAGGTTCTCACGGATGTATTCCGGTGTGGCATCCGCGCCGGGGTAAACTTGCCGTCTGCCGTCAGCGTCAGTCACTGCGACTAGCGGTGTGTCCTTGCGGTCAAGGGCAGCGATACGGGCATTGCGCACCTCATCGACATTGCCTACGAGCTCAGCGACTAAGGGCTCAATCGCAGGCAGGCCCGCAGGATTGGCTTGTTGCATAGCAAAGTATTTGCGTAACGTATCGGCGTTGGCCTTTTGCTCAGCGGCTTCAGGTTTGCTTTGGTCGAAATCCAAATCGTAATGCTGTAGCAAAAAGCGTGCATCTTTTTCAACATCGGTCTTCGCGCCGATGAGGCTATTGATCTGCTTGTTCTGCTCCTCTTCCGGCAGCTCAGGATCTAGCAAGCCGTTGGCCTGAGCGTAGTCCCTAGCGCCTGCCTTGATACCGTCGTAAACCTCGTCGTCCAAAGCACCTGCCTTGAAGTAACTGGCTTGCAGGTAGTCGGAGTATCCTTTGATCTTCTCAGCGGGGGTCGCAGCTTTAGAAGTAGCGGACCATGTTTCAAGAGGTTGTAGTTCCAGCATAGTGGTGTTTTAGAATAAGATATGTAACAGAAAATTATTTGGTGAACAAGGATTTAACCGTTTCACCTTTAGATGGACCCACTGCGGTGGTTCCTGTTGGGGCTCCTTGCAAAGCCCGTGGGATGATTGCGTTAGCGATACCCACTAGCACAGAGGCATCACCTTTCTTGGCTAGCTCTTGCTCTTCCGGCGTGCCGTAAGTGTTAATCAAATAATCGAAGGAGCCTTTAACGGCGGGTGCTTCGAACGTAGCGCCTGTAGCTTTTTCACTTCCTCTGGTTAGGTTGGGTTTAATTACCGCCTTACCGATAGCAGAGATGGCTTTGTCAAGCTGCTCTTGTTGGCGTGTGGCCTGTGCGAGGCTGGCTTTGCCTTCAGCAATAGACTGACCATAGGCTTGCTTTGACTTCTTAATACCTGAAGCGTAAGCGAGCGGGCTGAGAGCTACCGTTGGTTGGTCAGCAAGGCCAGCAGGCAAGAACGCAGGATCACCACCTTGCAAGATGTAAGAACCTAAGGTGAAGTCCTGTTCCGGTTTCACTTCAGGGGTCAAGCTACGCACCGTTGCGTCGTAAGCAATACGGGCCGCAGGGTTTTGGGCCAACACAGCACTTTGCTGGCTAGCGGTCTGGCCGATCAGCATGGACTTCGTCTTGTAGTCCGTCGTAGGGTCTTTGGTGATCGCGTCAAAGGTGGCGATCAAGGGTGCAAGCTCAGTAAGGTTGTTGCGCTCACGGGCTGCCTTCTCGCGCTCACGCTCAAGGGAGAACTTAGCGGACTCGAATTGCAGCTCACGGCTACGGGTAACGGATGCGCGATCTTGGAGCTCTTGCCGTTGGGCAAAAGCCTTATCCGCTTCGGCAGAAAACTGACTACTCAACGCTGCTGCGGCTCGTGGGTTCAAGCGTGGGTCAGCAAACACCTGCTGGAAATACTGCTGCTTCAGCGGTGCGATGTCACCTTCGTAAGATAGTCCTGTTTCGGCCATTGGGTTTAGAGTATCAGTAACGGTTAAGGAAATTGTAGACCTTTGCAGCGGCAGAGTCTTCCATCCAAGCAGGGGCCTTTTTATCTTTCAGGCCCAACAACGCAGCAGCTTGCTTCGTCGTGTATCCTGATTGTTTAAGGCGTGCGAAGTTTTCAGCTTCAGATAAACCTTCGCCAGTTGTAGGTGGCGTAAAGCTAGCGGAAGGTGCGCTACCGGAAACTCTAGGGGGCATTCCCTCCGTCTCAGGCAAAGGAGGTTTTGGCATTAAGGTGGAGACAGGCTTCGTGCGTGGGGCCATCGAAGACACCGTTGGCGTTGGGGCAGCAGCAGGAGCCGCAGTAGCCATAGGGGTGGCAGCAGACTCACGGGCTTTAGTTCGGGCCAAAGATTCTTGCAGAAGCTGTTGAGCGGACGGGATAGCGGCTACAGGACGCAGGGCAGTCGGGATTACTGGGGACGAGGGCCGTTGCAGCAACGGAGGGGGAGTAGCGGTAGCCGCAGTGTTACTGCCACCAATAGCCGCAGAGGCTGGAGGCCCAGCTAGCTCAGGGACTTTGATTACGTTCTCTGTGGCCGCAGGCGTAGTGGCCGCAGGCGCAGCAGCAAGGGGGATCTTGTTAAGCGCCTGCCGGAAACCGGATTTGGAGATCTGCAAACCTTCAGCTTCTTCAGCAAACTCCGCAGCTTTCTCACGGCCCACATCCTGCATGCCCTTGAAGAGTTCCAAACGGCGCTTCAGCAAACCGCCTGTGGCCGCAGCGGTAGGTGGGGTGAAGCCCGCTTTGAGCGCAGCGCCCTTCTTCTCAGCGGACGCAAGGCTTTGGGCGTAAGCCTGTTTCTGCTCTACGTTCGGGATGTTTGTGCCGTAGGTTTGCAGATTGAATTCTCTACGCGCATCACGGCGGCTCAGTTGTGGTTGTTGTCGTTCAGCCATGGGTTACCAGTTGTAGTTGCAAGCCCAATAGCGGGCGGTGGTTTTATCCTTCGCGGTGGAGCAGTTCATGCGGGATTTGAAATTTGCGCGGCGTTTGGTGTCCTTGTGTTGCAAGAAATCATCGTAGCCGCGCTGGCCGAACTTCACCTTGCTGACCTTATCGCCCTGCTTGCCGAGCACGACGTATTTCTTCGGGTCGCCAGCAGGCGCTTTCTTCGGCTTGTTGAATCCAGCAAACAGTTCGCCTCGGTATTTGAGTTTTCCGTCGGGGGTTCTTTTGAAAGTTGCTGGCACGCGCACAACAATGGCCTACGCAAGCAAAATTATCAAGCAGAAATATCTCTGTAAACGCAAACGCAGAGTGCCGTCGCGCGGGAACCCCTACCAATCAAAATAGAGAATTACCATACAGACTCTATAAACTTTTCTATACTTTAGTAATTCAATTTAATTCAGTTAATTCATTAACTTTTTCTTTTAAAGAATTATTTGAATTATATTGAATTACTACCCTTCCAAAAACTTTTTGAACTTTTCAGGGATGTATAAAACGTCATCCGAGCATCTTCAGCCTAACCCTTAATGCAACCTTTTTACGTTTAGTCGTAGATCAATTGGGAGTGGTGGGACCTGCTGACGATATCCAAATCGCGCAGCGTGCGCGGGGGTCTGCTGAAAAATCCGGCATCCGGATTCTTGGGCGCGTCAACGGCAACCAGACCGTGCCTCTGCCTTGCGAGTTCGAGCGCGATGAATGCGGCGTCACCTAAGTCGGGCGATGCCCCGACACGAGCCTTGACATCAATCTTGGATTCGATCTTCACCCGTAGCGTGCCGGACTTGACCATCTCGTATTGCCTGTTGCACATCTCTTTGGCGAGTTCCAGATCCACGCCCTTGAGCTGCTGCGTGCGAATGAACTCCTTGCCGACGAACCACAGCTCGGACACACGGTTCACGTAGAGTTCCTCGCCCACCAGTTTGCTGTTCATGCTCACGCGCCTGTCTGACGCCTTGCCTCCGAACTGCACGCGCAAGAATTGATCGGACCATTCGCCTGCAAGCACGTCGCAGAACGGCGATCCTGCTCCCGTTGCATCGACCGCGAGATTCTCGGGCTTTACCCCCAACCGGATACAGGCATCCCGAATCTGGTGAACGATCTGGTAGGTTCGGGGGACTGCCTTATTGGTCGTGTCATCATTGAACGAGATACAGGATTCGAATTGGAACCCATATTGCCCCGATTCGAATTGGCCAACGCGTGCGAGATACATCACGGTGCGGTCACCGCCATTCGTGAAGGCCGGATCTACGCCCGCAATGAGCGTTGTAGGGCCTCTGAATCCTATCTTGGCCATAGCACCTCCACTTACCAATTCAGACTCGCTGTAGATGCCTTCTGTCTCATCGGAATCGAAGAACACGGCACGCACCATTCGGTAGTATGCGCGACTCTTCTCCCCTAAGAGAGCTTTGTCCTCCGCGATCTTCTCGATCGTAGGCAAGAATGGATACAGAACTTCGCCCGCTGCTACGTTCGGGCTGCGCTCACCGTCGAGCCGAATATATTTGCCGCCCCACTTCGTGCGCCACTCGTCATCCATTTCCGGCGTGACAGTCTCCCAGCCGTCTTTGGGCGTGCTCCATTCCCCGAACGCATCGAAGCGACTGGCCGGATTGCTCGCACCCTTAAATTCAAATACAGGGTTTTTCGATAAGTTACTTAAGGCCGCGTTGGTGATGGCAGGCGAGAGTTCTCCTAATTCGTCCCCGATTAGGAGCACATGCTTTTGCTTCAGACCGATGAACTTGCCGATGGCTTCACGCGTGCGGCTGCGTTCTGCTGCGATCAAGGATAGGCCCGCACGGTCAAAGGTCTGCCCCTTCTCGTCCACGTAGTTTGCCGATCCGATAGAGTCCCGAACATTGATCGGGGCTCCGTCAATGACCGAAAGCAAAGAGATCACCGAACCCCACACCCGCTTACGGGCTTCCCGCAAAGTCGTCGAAGTGAATAGCACAAGTGTATCCTTTGGGCTCGATAGCCAACGGATGATGCCGTAGCCCGCTAGGGTGTGGCTCTTACCACTGTTGTGGTGAATGCCACCTTCCGCAAAGTAGTGATGCTCAACAGGGACGTTCAGGTCATAAAAGTCGTGCACACCAACATTTGTTATTGACACCACCTGAACAAGCTCCACTATCAAACCGTATGAAGATTGATGGTCGTTCGTTGAGGCACAAGAAGAAGTCGGATGAAATCCTACGCCTGTTTCAGGAGTTGGGCAGCACCCGCCTTGTTGCGGATAAGTTGGGTATGAGGACTGGCACAGTAGGTCATCTACTGAATCGGCACGGAGTAGCAACTCCTCGTATAGGTCGCCGGAACCCCCACTCAGCATGCGAGAGGCACGCTGAGAAGGTCTTGAAGATGTGTGCTGACGGGTGCTCTCTTGCTGAGATTGGCCGAGCCGTTGGAACAAAAGGCGAAGAAGTGAAAAAATTTCTGCGGCGCAACGGCGTAACCAAGGAGTTCCCAACAAGCTCGTTTGGCGAGCGCCACTATGCGTGGAAGGGCCGCCTTGTGGATAAGAGTGGATATATTCTAATCCACTGCAAAGGTCACCCGTATGCTCGGAAACATACGCATTATATTTTTGAGCACCGACTAGTGATGGAGGAGTCTCTCGGGCGCTTTCTCTTGCCCACAGAAGTCGTGCACCACAAAAATTCAAAACACGATGACAACCGCATCGAGAATCTGCAACTTTTTCAGAGCAATGCGGATCACCTTGCTGTGGATCTGAAAGGGCGTTGTCCGAAGTGGACTGCTGAGGGCAAGGAGCGTATCCGAAAAGCTCTGCTCCAACGGTGGTCTGCTTGGCGTAGCGCCAACCAAAAGGCGTGAGCAGCCTATGATCTTCGGTGCAACGGAACACTCCCCCATTGGAGAGCTTGAACTCAAATAATTGCTTCGTGCCCTTGAGGTAAGGGACATCGGCTTGCACCGGACCGTTAAGCGTTTGCACCCAAGGGCGCGTGTTGCTTTCGCACAGGCTTTGGATGGTGGGAGATTCCCCCGTAAGGGGGTTGAGCATTCTTGTGTCACCTGCCACACAAGAAGCCGCGCCTCCGATCGCAAGATATTTCTCGTTGATGCATTCGTGGATGATCTGCTCAGCCCAAGGATGTTTCAGGAACATCTTTTCCGGCAAGTCGTCTCGGTTCCACAGTAGGTCAGCAACACGCCAGAAATAAAATTCCTTAGCCTTAGGCGATGGATGATTAGCGAACCCCCACAGCAAAGCCGTAAGCGTATTGGTAACCGGTATCAAGAATCCCCCAACGTCCATCCGTTTGGCTGCGGCGTCTAAGCGCGGCTCGAATACTGAAGTGGTGACCTTATCCGGATTGTCTTTCTTTGGGCGGCCCATATTAGACGGAAGCATAAAGCCCTTAAATAAATTGACAAGTAATTGTTTACAGGCGTAAATCAAGCATGAGCGACGAGCTTGAATCCTGTAACCCGAATCCGGAGCCTGAACCTGACGCCCCAAAGAAGCGGGGCCGCAGGCGCTACGTGGACCCCATTGTGCCAGACAAAGACTGCGCCCCTATCTTCAAACGTGACAGGGGCCGCTTCGAGCCTAGATCAGAGCGGCGCACCAAAGAGCGCAACAGGCAGGCCAAAGCGGAGCGTATCACACGCGCACGCGACCTGTTCTTGTCCGGCGTGAACAAGACCCGCATTGCCGAAGAGATTGGCGTGAGCCGTGAAACCATCGTGCGTTGGCTCGAAGGCATTGCCGCACCGGAAAAGAACACGGAGCAGGTGGACGTGTTCGAAGACAACCTGTTTGCTGTGGTCGATGACACCGTTGCGGACGCACGCATTGCCGCACGCGAAGAGGAGGACCAGAACCTACTCGACGTAGCCGAAAGCCAGTCAACGCCCGCCGACAAGTATCAAGCCTACGTTGCCGCGAGCGCGATGAAGATCCTGCGGGACAACCTGCTCAATATCCGAGGGCCTAGGACCATTCGAGAGATGTCAGAACTCGACCAGTTGATCCGGCGCAACTTAGGGCTCAACGCGAAAAGCGGTGGCGGCAGCAGTTCACTGACCATTGACATCAGTGTGCTCAATAATTCCAAAGCCGCAACGGGCGGGGCTCAAGTCGTAGTGGAGGCAGAGGAAGTCGATGAAGATTGAGCCTGTTACGATCGGTATCGACAACGGCCTCAAAGGCGGCCTGTGTGCTATACGCAATACGGATAGTGCTGTAATCGGTTACACAAAGATGTTCACCGAACAGGTTGGCCCTAAAGAAGAGATCGACGTGAAACGCTTGCTGCAATGGGTATCAAATTACGGTGCTGGCCCTTTGACCATCTGCGTTGAGGAGCCGCTCAAGCACGCGAAGAACTCGCAGGCTATGCGGTCCATGAGTATTTCATTCGGTCAGATCGACGGCTCGCTGCGTGCGGTTGGGCTCACACCGAAAAGGATACAGGTTAAGGATTGGCAAACTGAGATGCTAGG